AAATAAATCAAAAATGGTCGAATATAATGCATACAAGTGGAAACTTCAATATTTCCAACATAATTTCTGAAATTTTTCATAACTTGCAAAAAGTCTTCCTTAATATTGATAACATAATTTTCTCTTCCAATAGTAAGAGCTTCTGAAATTGGAATCTTTTCACCAAAGGCAGGATGCATTTTTCTTGCAAGGGAAACAACAAAGGGAATATCAATTCCATCTTGAATGTAATCACATTCCATAGAAGGTGGTAAAGCATCATGAAAAGTTTCATCAACTCCAGCTTGAGAAACAAAGGATGGGGTAATAGGTTTTTCCAAATAATCTTTCAATTCACCAACAATAATATTGTGTCTATTTAATTTACTCCTATAAGAGCTGTGAATCAATTCTTTAATAAATGCAAAATCTTTGGGTTCACTTTTAAGTTCTCCAACATGAATAATGAATTGATAGATTTCATCTGATAATGTTTTACCAGTAATTTGTTTTGCCTTAACAGGGTCTAATTGTTGAGAATTTGATTTTCTAAATTTCTCTTTGGCTTGAACCTCAATGGAAACATCAATTCTTCGATGAAATGCTTCTTTTGAAATCAAAGATTCAATGGGATAAGTTTTGCAGTTTGAAGTTAAAATAACTGCTTTGCTTTTGAAAAATGTTTTATCCTTATCCTCTAATGAAGCCATATGTAAACACATTGAAGCTAAATTTCCAAACCTAATCATTTCCATAAATTCTAAATTTGGTTTTGCTGCAGAATCTCTCATTTGTCCAAAATCATCATACAAAGTGATTAGTTGATTGTGATAACCAACCCAAAATTCATTCTCAATATTACGAGCATAGATCTTGTTTGTCCAGGTATCACCATCAACTGAACCATTTCCTCCAGAAAGCATATTATCACATTTTAAAATTTCTGCAGCAATGAGATACATCAAGCCAGATTTTCCAACACCACTTTCTCCAAACAATTGAATGATCAAAGGTTCTATCTTAGGACCTTGATGAAATGCACCAGAACGAGAAACACGTTCATATAATTTTGTAATAATCCTAAAATGAAGGTCAACACATTGTTTTACCTTATTATCCAATTTATAATGAGCACACTGACGCTGAATAACTAAACCTTTGTTGTAAACATCTGAAATTTTGTTGCATTTTCCAACATCAGTTGCTAATTCTTCAACATTCTCAATTTGAGAGTATTCTTGAACATCCAAATACCATTGATCAATTCCATCCAGATAATCTTCAGCTTCTTTTAAAGTCAATGGAACTCCAAAAATGCTTTCATAAACGTTTCCATAACAAGTTTCAATGACATCAGAGAATAACTTCCATGAATTAGATAAACCACGGGAAAAATTTCCAAGTTTAACTGTGCTTGCAACCAAATCATTAATTAGGGTAACTTGGGGTGTTGCTTTTAGGAAAAATGTTGCAAAGAAAATAGTAGCACATGTAATCATGGCTTTAACCACACCATCATCAGCAAGGGAAAAGGATTGAGAATAATATCCCTTTTTAGGACCAAAAACACCAAACAACAAAAGTAAAGAAGGTAACATTAATTTGAGGGTATTTTGAGATAAATTAAAATCAAATCCAAAGGTAATGAACATGTCAGCCAAACACAAACAAATTGTGTCAAAATTCCAATTTGATTTGTAACACATTAAAATTTTAAGAGCAATTGACATAAAAACTTTAGTTTTTTCTGGGGGAATCAAATCTTTCAGGGTTTTAGGTAAACTTGTTAAAAATTCAGGTAATTGAAATTTGACATTGTGATCAACAGAGAAGATAGATTGGGATTCTAAATCAGAAATCATTCTGAATTTTTCTTCTTCTGTTATCATTTGAGAAACAAATGGAATTGTTCTCTCAACACATTCTCTTCTTTTTGGTTTATCACAAATCAGATGGGAAAAGAGATGGTAAATTTCATGAAAATGATTTTCACGAGAATTGAAAACAAGGGTAAAAATTTGAGAATCTGATTCAATGTAAAATGTTCGCAAAAATTTGTAATTGGGTTGTGTATCCCAAAGAATAATTTTGGATCTGACTGAAAGTTTTTCCAAGATTTTAGAATTGACTCCATAAGTCTGAAAAACAATTTTCTTTTTGAATGTTTGAATACGCATAGATTTAATGTGCATAATCTTTTCAATTTCATTCAAATCCAAATTTATTCCTTGAGAAACAAAAGGAGTACCACTCTGAGGAACCAAATTGATTCGAGTAGCATAAAAAGGTGGAAATTCTGCACAAGTTTTAACAATCATACAACCAGCTCTAACAAACTCTGACCATTCACCAAAACTTCCAGAATGATGTGCAGAAACACAATGATTGTTACATGCTTCAACAGTTTTAAAAAAACGACAACTTGAAGCATAAACTTTGTCTTCTTGGGTAATACCATTAGCATTAAGACATGCTAGACATTGAATTGGGCGATCAAGAATTGTACAAGAATGTTTTTTGTACAAATATGCACCACAATAACATTTAACAGATTGTTCAGGTGGAAAATAAGAACAACAATGAGAATGATTGTAATGATTTCTCAAATGTTTCATAGATTGACATCTAACTTTGCAATGAGCACA